GGCCTCTCTCACGGGAAGCCGTTAAGTATTGATGAAGAACAACTGGATACAACCCTATCGAACATCAAGAAAAGCATCCTTGAATGGTCTAACCCTTCTGAGCGTAACAAGGCTTTCACGCTCCGCATGTCTAACATTGGACGACCTGTGCGCCAATTGTGGTATGAAAGCCGCACAGATGAGTCAAACCATGTGCCTAAGGCTTCTGATCAAATCAAGTTCTTATATGGCCACATCCTAGAAGAGATCGTGTTGATGCTGGCACGGACCGCAGGCCACGCTGTTACCGATCAACAGAAAGACGCAGAGGTTGAAGGCATCACGGGCCACATGGACGCCAAGATTGACGGGGAGGTTGTTGATGTTAAGACCGCATCACGCTTTGCGTTCGCTAAGTTCCAGAATGGGACGCTGTTTAACGATGATCCTTTTGGTTATCTTGCTCAGCTTTCTGCCTATGAGGCCTCAGAAGGAACCAGTGGTGGTGGCTTCTTGGTTATCAACAAAGAGAGTGGCGAACTCTGTTTATATCGGCCCGTTGATTTAGAAAAGCCGAATGTGCCCGAAAAGATTGAGAGTATTAAAAAGGCTTTGAGTGTTGACGAGCCTCCTGCCCGCTGCTATAATCCTGTTGCAGATGGTAAGTCCGGCAACATGAAGCTGCCTAAGAACTGCGTCTTCTGTCCTTATAAGTTTGATTGCCATGCAGATGCCAACGACTTCGAAGGGCTTCGGGTCTTTAAATATTCTAGCGGCCCTGTGTATCTAACCAATGTGGTTAATACCCCACGAGTAGAAGAGATAACGAATGAATTCAAAAAAGATGAAGCGTATTAACCGCCATGTGGCTAACCTACTTGTACTATGGCTCAAGGGTCTATTGAACGAAGAGGATGCGGCGGGTGTCAATCTAAGCAACTACAAGGAATTGATGCCCGAACAAACCCATGTGTTCCTGCAGGGCAAGCTGAGCCTCAGTGCCTATTCCGAAAAATGGATGCGCAAGCGGCTTAAGAAACTTGTTACCCTTCACCCTAACAGGGCCGTCGAGTCCTTTGGATTGCAGGATGTTACCGCAGCTTGAAGACCAAGACTATCCCCTGGACCTGTTGATTGTTGGACTAGCCCAGTTGTTGACGACCGGCATGAAAGTAGATGACATTGATCATTATACATTAAAGAAACTTAAAGATGCGGCCACAACACAACTGGAATTACTAGAGGCAAAAATACATTGAAGATTAGAAGCGGCTCACGGAAGCCAAGAGTTCAAAGGCCGGTTGAAAAAGACTTGGTTACTGGATACGATTCAAACTTTGAGTATGAATTGCACCAGGGGGTGCTGAGGACTTGGGACTTCCATTCCGAGACAGTTGATTATATAATTGAACACACCTACCATCCAGACTTCATCAAAGAGATTGATGGTAAGACCATTCTGCTTGAAGCTAAGGGCCGCTTCTGGGACAATGCAGAATTCAGCAAGTACATTTGGATCAACAAGGCTTTGCCGGATGATTATGAACTTGTGTTTCTTTTTGCTGAGCCTAATGCACCGATGCCGCAGGCTAAGCGCCGCAAGGATGGTACCAAACGTACCCACGCTGAGTGGGCAGATTCAAAAGGGTTTAGGTGGTTTAGTGAATTTAGTTTTCCTGAGGAGTGGAAATGATCGACCGGAAGCAAGAGCGAATTGAACGCTTTCAACGCAAGAAAAAGAACAAGCAGCAACCAGCGCCTAAGCCTAAGAAAGTTACTAAGCACTATAAAAACTTAGAAGATTACTACGAGGACTACGAATGAAAGACCAGTACGGGATGGACGTTTATCAACAGTATATTCATAAGAGCCGCTATGCCCGCTACATTCCCGAAGAACAGCGCCGTGAGCGTTGGGATGAAACGGTCAATCGGTATGTGAATTACTTCAAAGATCGCGGAAGCCTTGAAGAATCTGAAGCTAAGCGGCTCTCTGACGCCATCATGAATCTTGAAGTGATGCCTTCGATGCGGGCACTCATGACGGCAGGCAAAGCCCTGGATCGCGACAACGTAGCAGGATTTAACTGCAGCTACATTCCTATTGATCATCCTCGTGCCTTTGATGAAATGATGTACATCCTTATGTGCGGTACGGGTGTTGGTTTCAGTGTTGAGCGCCAGTACATCACGAAGCTGCCTGAGGTTGCTGAAGAAATGCACCCCACTGAGACTGTTATTTATGTTGTTGACAGTAAGATTGGATGGGCCAAGTCTTTCAGGGAACTGGTCACGTTGTTGTATGCTGGCCAAGTCCCAACTTGGGATGTATCTGGTGTGCGGCCCGCTGGCGCCCCCTTGAAGACCTTTGGAGGCCGTGCATCGGGCCCCGAGCCTCTGGTTGACCTGTTCAAATTTACTGTTGATCTCTTCAAGAATGCAGCAGGCCGTAAGCTCAGTTCTATCGAATGTCATGACCTTTGCTGCAAGATTGCACAGATCGTTGTGGTTGGTGGCGTCCGCCGATCCGCTTTGATCTCTTTGAGTAATTTGACGGATGATCGCATTCGGCGGGCTAAGCACGGCTCTTGGTGGGAGACTCACTCCCATCGTGGCCTTGCAAACAACAGCGCCTGTTACACCGAGAAGCCTGACTTCGAAGCCTTCTTAAACGAGTGGGTTAGCCTTTATGAATCTCGTTCCGGTGAGCGTGGTATGTTCAGCCGTGTGGCCAGCCAAAAACAAGCAGCCAAAAACGGGCGCCGCGACCCTGAGTGGGACTTCGGGACCAACCCATGCTCTGAGATTATCTTGCGCCCCAACCAGTTCTGTAATTTGAGTGAGGTTGTTGTGCGGCCCAACGATACCTATGAGACCTTGTTGGATAAGGTTGAAATTGCAACCATCATTGGTACGCTCCAAGCAACACTCACCGACTTCCGGTACCTGCGGGCTGTTTGGCGCCGCAACACAGAAGAAGAGGCGTTATTGGGTGTAAGTTTGACTGGCATCCTTGATCATCCTGTGTTGTCCGGCAAGAAGGCCAAGATGGACGGCAAGACCCTGCCTGAGATTCTTGAAGGCCTTAAGCAACACGCCATAGATATCAATGCCGATTGGGCCCAAAGGTTAGGCATCAACCAGAGTGCAGCCATCACCTGCGTTAAGCCCAGTGGTACGGTAAGCCAGTTGGTGGATAGTGCTTCTGGGATTCATGGGCGCTTTGCTGAGCATTACATTCGGCGGGTGCGGGCTGACATGCGAGACCCCCTGTGTGGCGTCTTAGAAGCCGCTGGGGTGCCTTCTGAGGTGGATGTTATGTCCCCAACCACTAAGGTCTTCTCGTTCCCTAAGCAGGCCCCAAGTAACGCTGTGTTCGCTTCAGACCAGACGGGCGTTGAACAACTTGAGATTTGGGATACCTATCAGAAACATTGGTGCGAACACAAGCCGTCAATCACTGTTTACTACCGTGATGATGAGTTCTTGACCATTGGTAACTGGATGTACAACCGATTCGACGAAGTGTCTGGGGTTAGCTTCCTGCCGTACAGTGATCATACTTATCAGCAGGCACCCTACGAGGCAATCAGTAAAGACCAGTACAACGAGCTTCTCAAGGTTCAACCCAAGATTGTGGACTGGGATATTGTTGAGGAGTCCGATGTTACTGAAGGCTCCCAAGAACTAGCGTGTGTGGGGGGTGCCTGTGAATTACCCTGAAATCTCCCACCTGTGTAATAGGTTTGGTATTGTCTGCAAAGAATTTGGGGCTTCAGGGAAGATGGTCGCTGGCCCCATAACCAGCCAAGCACTTAAACCAGTTGACTTTTGCCCCGTATGTGGGTTAGCATCTAGGGAACGGGTAGAAAAATTAATTAAGGAAATCAGCCATGATTAGTCGTAAAGAAATTATCCATACGCTTATGGATTATTATGACGCAGATATCAACAAGCATATCTTAAACATTGAGATTATGCTTGAGAATCCACTTGCCTTTCATGACCATGACAAATTTAATGAGGCCGTTGAAGCTCAGCTAGATTTGATTACTGAGTCCAAGGATAGGAAAAACGCACTGTTTATGGTGCTGAAGTACATTGAAGAGGTCGAGCCTCTTGAGTGAAGGCAACGTAGTAGGCTTTCGTATTTACTTCGACGGTAAGGGTGTGTTAGGCTCTGAGCTTAGCCGCCTTCCAAGCGAGGATGTTCATAAAGTCTTCAAAGATCAACACGACCAGCGCATCATCAACAAGATTCTTGATGTGGCCACGAGAAACTTTGAAGACCTTCATGAACAAATTGAAGCGGAGTTAGATGCCATTAACCACGGCGGGCACGAGCAGTCTTAGCAGCAATCTTTTTAGGCTGCGCAGAATGTTGCTTACCGGCCTTAGTGTCTTGGCGTTTCTTGCGAGAGGTTGCGGCATACTCAGCAGCCGTTAGAGACTGTCGAGCCTTCTTAGGTAGGTAACGCTCTCCGGTTGCTTTAGGCCCCTGGGTACTGGGCTTGCCGGACTTCGTACCCCATTCTTCTTTCGTCCATTTCTTTAAAGACTTTTGAGGTTTTCTTAACGACATGATTCACCAATTTTTTGAGTTTTGTGTGTATGTGCTGGAAGTGATTGGCTACCATACGGGTATGGGATACGAACTAGCCAACATTGTTATCTTTGTGTTCCTTCAACCAGCCCTTATTCTGTTGTTCTTTATTCTTTGGGTGCGGGCGCTAAGGTCAACTTAGGTGTATCCGCCCCCTTTTTCTTTGTAGGCTTTCGCCAGCATTTGGGCTTTTCGTGCAGACCATTGTCCGGCCTTGCCGCCTTTGTCACCGGCTTTAATTTGTTCGAAGAGGCGTTTCCGTAGAGTTGGTTTTGTGTAGTTACCAGCTTCATTGACTCGACTTTCTCCCCCGGCTTTTTTCTTAGAACGATAGCCTGCAGCATACGCAGCGGCTGCTTGCTTCTCTGCCTCCTTCCGAGTCCTGTAAACCTTTCCTCTGGTTCCCCAACGATAACCACCATCTACTTTATTGATTGGCATTACCACTTCACCTTATCGGCCCAGTAAGCCGCACTCATTTTACCCTTAGCAATGTTACGGGCATGCCTCGCTTTGAAGCTAGCCCTTTTCTTTTTCATGGCCTCAGACTCACCTGCCTTGGGTTTCCCCGCAGTCTTTGCGCCTTGTTCACCAAACCGAATAATCTTTTCTTTACCGCCTTCGCAGGCCTTAACCACATGGGACTTCTTGGGGTGGTTAGGAGTCCGCTTAGGTTGGTTACACTTCATCTTAGACTTATCTACACGATTAGACATACTCACCGCTCCTGATCATGTGCGCGACTTCAAGGGCCCTGGAGCCTACTTGCTTGGCCCAGCGGCTATCAAGGAACTCAACAGCCGCTTCCTCGTAATTACCGGCCTCCATGGCCGCCAGAGCCTTTACAAACTTCTTAAGGCGGGGGAGGCCTAGGTTAAAACAGAGATTGATCATTGCGTCCCTACGGGCTTCAGAGAGATTGCGGTACCATGTAAAATTGGAGTCTAGCTCCTGAATACACCGGTTAATGTCGTTTTGTAGTAGGTATTCGATCTCGTCGTGAGATAGTCCTAACCCTACATTCTTTTCAATGCACCTGCCAACACCAATGGTGGCGTAGCCAAGGTGGTCATCATATACAAAGTGCTTCATGCCTTCGTGGCGTTTGAGCATATCCAATAATTTTTGCACTAAACCTCCTGGGTGTCAGTGTCTTGTTGATCTATAGCAACTTCGGGGCGTCCAAAGATTTCTTCTTCAGGGCCTAGGTCAATACGAATCTTGTTACCTTCTTCTGGGAAGTTTTCTCCGGCCCATTTTCGGACCTTGCCGTAGGCTCCAAGCTCTGAGTAGTCTTTTTCAATAGGCGTAAAGTCATACTCGTCCGTGAAGTACACACGACCATTCTCACGCACTAGGTTGCCTTGGCCTACAGTGACTGCGGCATTCAACACGGGGTCAGTAAACACACCACGCAGTTTATCTAAGAAGCCTCCACTGCGGCGTCCTTTAACCCAATCATCAGCAGACTCGCCGGATGCCAGTTGCGGATATTCTTTGTAAGTGATATACTCTTGACCTTTGCGGGCTGCATTGCGGGCAGCATCCTTCAACACTCCAACAAGCTTGTCGCTAAAGTCTTCGGTTTCTTGGTCACCGGTCTTAAAGAAACCACGAACAAACTGCTTGGCAAAGTCAACGTTAAGGTTGAAGCCTTCGTCTTCTTTCTCAGGCTCAGGGGCCTTCTGAGGGGCCTTTTTGGGTTCCGGCTTCATAGCCTCTTCGACTTGTTGGCCTAGGTTTAGCTTTTGGCCCGCATAGATTTTATTAACGTCTTTAATGCCGTTGAGCCTTGCAAGTTCTGCTACGGTTGTATTATTATCCTTGGCGATTTGAGACAGGGTATCGCCGGACTTGATGACATAGCCGCCATCGGCTTTCTTATCCCTGTTGATAATTTCAGGATAAAATGCTTTGCGGTCTGCTTCTGCTTGTTGAGGGGTGTCATACCCTTTGAGCTTGCCTTCTTTAATAAGGGGCATATACTTCTCTATAGCTTCATCCATAGACAACACACGCTTGGTGTCAGGATCATAAGAAGGAATCAAATATTCCTTGCCGCCAATACCAACACCCATGATGCGCATGGTAGTCGTCTTGTCGTCTTCAACAAGTTCTCGGTCTTCAGAGACTACACGGTTGTGGAAATCTTCGAAGAACTTTTTGTTTTCGGGATGAACTAAGCCGCCTTCATTTCGCATATCCCTAGGGTCTTTAATATCATAAAGCTTAGCATTAACAGACTTGAACTGCTGGGGCTTGAAAAGGATATATGAATAGTCATCCTGGCCCACAATAGACGGCTCAAATTGGTTTTTATACTTAATAGAATCAAAGCCGTTTTTCATCAACCACGTTTGAAACCGCTTGTTTACTTCAAGCCGCATAACCTTACGTTTAAACGTATCTAAATAAAGACCCTGAATATATGGATCAGGTTTTTCTACAATGTAGCTTGCCAAAGCGATAAGCTCATTAAGCTCTTCTTTAAGTTCTTTAGATAATTTACCTGCTTGATTTTCAACAGCGTCTACAAAAACATCAATTCTATTTTTATCAATAATTTCAGTAATGTCCCAAGTATCCATATCCGTATTAATAACAAGCGGATTCTTAACTCGGATGTAACCTTTTAGCATAGTGACAGGTTTTGAAGCGGTTTTAGGCCGCAGAAATTTCTGAGCCTCTTCTTCAAAGAATTCACCAAACTCTGCAGGGTCTACTTGCTCACCGCCTCTTCCGGGCAATGTAAATTCTGAAGAGGTTGGCGGTAAATGTGCGCGAGCCGCAATACTGTTAGATTGTCCCGAAGTTCCTACATGCACACCAATTTCTCGCGGCATGGCAAACCCAATGTCATAGTCCAGATTGTTATAGGACGAGACAGCCCGATAGATAGGCTGGGTTTCTTGAGAGCCTTTAAGGAAAGTTTCAAGGGCTTGCTCGCGCATGTCGGGAGGCAACACTTCGGTTGGGTCTAGGTCGGCCCGCTCCTTTGGCAACTCCCGCAAAATCAATTCAACAATGTCTTTAGTGTCTTCATCATTCATTAAATCAATAACAAAGTCTCTAGAAACTTTCATCAACCCTTTCTTTGAAAGACTTTCGGTTTGCGGTAACTCTTCATCCAAATCTATTTCACGAGCAAAGTAGTCTACAAGAGGTTTAGCCTTTTTAGGCAATACCACATTCTCTGGAACATTAGATTTAAACTTAACGGCTTGTTGGCGTAAAGGATTAAACACACCTTGAAGTTTGCTTAAAACTTCTTGGCGGGGGTCTAGCTCGTCTGCTAATTCATTTGCTGCTGCAAAAATATCAATTTGTTCTTGCGTATAACCACGGGCACGACTAAACTCTTCGCTGCCTTGAAGCACTCCTTTTTCATTAAAGAACTGACCAAACTCTTTTTGAAGTTGCTCTATAGGCATCTCAATCTTTTCGTCAAAAAATGCGGCGGTCATTAAATGAACATAGTCTTCCATGTCGGGATTCATGTTTATTTCTTCTTCAAGACCTGAAATAGCAGCTTGAGAAGACTCGCGAAGCAGTTTTTTATTGAATATGTCACCAGTATGTTTAGCAATGGTCTTAGCAAGAATTGATGCAATAGACATATACGTTATCCTAAAAGAGTTTTTTCTGGGTCTTCTTCGTCAATAAAGGCTGAGCCTGCTTGAATGTTATAGGGCAAGCCCGTCATTTTATCGATGCGCTCATCAGGCTCAGGAGGCGCTTGAGGCACATTAACAACACCTCCTTTAGCAAACTCAGAGCGTCGAGGATCATATTTAATGCCAGGAACCAGATTATCCTTTAAAGCCCTATCAAGCTCTCCAAGATTGCGGCGATATTCGCGCATAGTTTCTTGACCAAAGAGCATGTTACCTGCCGCATAGCCAGGAACCCTGGTGCCAAGGGTAGTAATCGGCCTGTTATACAGATTAACAATATCTCTGGGCAGCGGCCCAAATGGCGCAGTAAGGTAAGAAAACACCTTTCCAGAATACTGAGCAGTCCGGGCAGCCCGTTCCATTTGATCAAGCAACAGGCCATTGCCGCCCCAACGCTTGATAGCCTCTAAGCGGGCTTCGGCGGGCGATGCATACTTCTCGCTTTCACCTTGAGACCGAATGTAGTTAAGTCCCCGCTGCATTTCAGTCATAATCAAAGCAGCCGTTACAACCTTAGCAGTATTTTGAGTAGGTTTACGAACCAGTTGCTTTGCTGCGCCCTTCAAAATAGTATTAGTAAAGGCCGCAGGATAGCCTAGAAGCTGGAACAAGATAGAGGTCTTGGGGTTGGTATACAACCGTGGCTTAAGCCCTGACATGGCCGTAGGCTGCAACACAATGTCGTTGGTGTAGCGCGCCGCAGCCTTTTTGATTTCACCATAAAAATCATTGTCAATATTAGCGCCACTTTGATACCACTGGCGGGCAGCATCAAGATCAATACCAAGCTCAGCCAGTTCATCCATTTTGTTTTGAATGCGGCTAGTTACCTTGGCGCTTCCATGCTCTACAACATCACGGATGTTATTTTCAACCAGACGCTTGCCTGTAGCATAAGAAGTCAACTGAGCAAACTTGGTCCATTGGTCTAGAAAGTTGGCCCTAAAGAATTTATTAGATAGATTTTGCAACCCTTCACTAACTAAATCATCACCTGCAAGGCGGTTGCCAACCTGAGACAGTCCTTGCTCTAAAGCAAGACTATGTTCATATAGTTCGCGCCAAGCTTCTTTAGCCGTTAAGCCATGCTTGTTCATCAACAACTCATGGGTACCTTTGGTTATCCCAGTGAAAGCCGTTTCTGCAGCTTCTCCAAAGCCTTTGATGGAGTTAACAACCCCTGCTTTACTAATGTTAATAAATACTTCCGATAACGAAGAAAGTGTAGCAAGCGGAAGCAGCGCAACACGAGTCGCAAAACTATAGCCATCTGCTACGGCTTGACCAAAGTTTCCGTATCTATCAACATTTTCTCCGGTTGCAAATCTATAAAGGTTCATAATTTGAGTGCGCTCTCCTTCGCTAAGAGAACGCTTTTGGTTTTTTGCAACCTCTTTAATGATTGGGTTAAGCCACTTGGCTTCAAACTCTGCTTCGTTGCGAACACCCAGCACACGCTTTTTAGCCAGTGAGCGACCAGCTTGATATATGTAGTTGTAAAGAGTAGACTCTACATCATCACTCAAAAACTCATTAAATTTAAAATCATTCTTGATGTTTTCAAAGCGCCGCTTAGCCGAAAAGAAATGCCCTGAGGTTCCACCATCAAGCTGGTTCTTTTTGTCCAACATTTCAGCAACAATTTCAAGAGCATCTTGTAAGTTGGCTGCCTCTCCTTCTTCAACAAGGAGGTTTGCAAATTTATTTTTGTTTGGATTAGCTGCAACCGCATCAAAATCTTTTGCAATAGCTTTACGGTTCCACATACGAGGCGTATAGTTTTCAACCTTGTGGTCAATAATACCCGCAGCCTTGAGCTTGTCTCCAAGGTTTTCATAGAGATTACGAATCTGAAGCCCTGCTGTATTAATAGCAGCATTATCAGAAATATCACCACGAATAACAAGATTCAACGCATCGTTAACATGATCTTTGAGCTTGCCTTTAATTTTATTAATTGCAATAGGCTCAACAATAGATAGATACTCTTGATAGTAACCACCCGTAATGTTACGCTGAGCTTCGGCCAAGTCTTCTTGGATTAGCTTTTGAGGCCCACGCCAAACTTTACCAAACTCCCGGCTTAGTTTGCGTTGAAGGATACGGGCCGTTGCCGAGCCTTGAGTGTAGGGGCTTAGGATACCGGCAGCCTTTCCGCCAAACATGTTGGAGGTCGCACTTGCTGTAAGACGATAAAGTTTATTTATAAAAGAGTTT